CCGAAACAAATCCTGAACCATTTGGTGCTAGTACAATGTCACCGTTCTCATTGGTTCCTGAAATAGTTTGATCTGATACTGTGAGATTACCTAACAGATCAGGGTCATTGGCACTAATAACACCGGCGCCATCAATGGTTATAGTTGTGCCGTCAACTTTAACTCCACCTTTAATTGTTGTACTAGCGGTTGGTAAAGTGTAAGGAGCAGTACCGCTCAGTACTCCGTCACTAATGCTTAGATTAGCGCCAACTTTAATTCCGCCTAGTACTGTATCACTTGCAGTTGGTAATGTATAAACACTTTCCGGACTAGCATCTACCCAACCGCCGTCGTAATAAACATAAAGTCTGCCGTCGATAGTATCATACCATAATGTGCCTTCAGAAGGGTCAGCTGGAGGAGTTGGTCCTGAACTAGTCAGCCCAAGGACTGTTAAGTTTATCACATTGCCCGCATCATCATACTCTACAGTGATTCCAGTATGTGTACCGTTGGTAAACATTGCAGCAGCATAATCTTGTGCTAGTTCAGTTAACGATTCTGGATACAATAAATCGTATACTTCACCAAACATTGCATTAATTTTTATAAATGCAGTACGGAGACTATCGCCGCTACGATCGTTTGGAGTTTGACCAACGTTGATTAATTGTTTTGTCATTATCTAATTCCGCCTAATCTACGAATAGCGGAGAGCTCGTCCTCGCCGCCTGTTTGTTTCATATATTTTAAAATCTCTGGGTACTGATCCATAGTCACAGGACCTTGCTGTGATAGTTTAGTAACTGCTTCTGCAACATCATGCAGATCAGCATCATCTTTGATTTCTTCGCGGGCCAGTTCTAGCAGGCGAATAAAAAGGGGTACGTCGAGTTTAATTATATCCATAGTCTAGTATTTATCGGTTAAATATGTTTACTATGATTAACAAAGAACCATTCAAACATCTAATTAAAGACTTTAAAGACACTGGAAAGTATCGCGTGTTTAACGACATCGTTCGAGAAAGAGGCGAATTTCCTAAAGCAATTTGGTACGGTCCTTACAACATTAAAACTATAGTTAATTGGTGTTCAAACGATTATTTGGGCATGGGGCAGAACAAATACGTGCTTGACGCCATGCATACCGCCCTGGATCAAACTGGGGCAGGTTCAGGCGGCACTCGTAACATCGGCGGCAACAGTCATTATCACGTGGCACTTGAACACGAACTAGCCATGCTACACAGCAAGAGCAAAGCTCTGTTGTTTAGTTCAGCTTACGTAGCTAACGAATGGACTATGATTGCCTTATCTAAAATTATTCCTAACATACAGTTCATCAGCGATTCTAACAATCACAACAGTTTAATTGTGGGCATTAGTCATAGCAGAGCTGCAAAAGCTATCTTCGAACACAACAATTTGAAAGATCTAGAAGACAAACTGGCCAATGCCATCCTAGTTGGGCATACTCCTTGCATTGTGTTTGAGTCAGTCTACTCAATGGATGGAGATGTTGGGCACATTAGAGAGATCTGTGACTTGGCAGACAAGTACGGTGCTATCACGTACATCGACGAAGTACATGCGGTAGGACTCTACGGAACCCACGGAGGTGGAAAAGTAGAAGAACTCGGACTAGAGTCTAGGATTGATATAGTCAATGGAACCCTAGGCAAGGCGTTTGGAGTCCAAGGTGGCTATATTGCTGCCGATGCTGATGTTGTTGATGCTATTCGTTCAGTAGCTGCTGGTTTTATCTTTACAACTAGTATTAGTCCTGTAAGTTGTGCCGGAGCTCTTGCCGCGGTTAAGTATCTAAAGGATCATAACGAAGTTAGAGAAAAGCATCAAGAACGTGCTCGCAAACTAAAACATCGATTAACTACTAACGGCATACCTGTTATGGAATGCAGTACTAGCCATATTGTTCCTGTGTTTGTAGGTGATGCTAAAAAAGCCAAAGCTATGAGCGATGAATTATTAAATGAACACGGTATCTATGTACAGGCAATCAATTCACCTACAGTAGATGTGGGAACGGAGAGGCTTCGATTTGCACCTACTCCGTTTCATGATGATGGAATGATTGAAGATCTAATCGTTGCTCTTAAAGATGTCTTTAATAAGTTCGGTTAGACTGTAAGTAATTAAAGTATTCTTTAATACCTTCCTCAACATTAACAAATCCTTTAACATCAACACCTGCGCTTTCTAGATATTCTGTAGAGGCGCAGGTACTCTTTTGATACTGTGCTTGTAAATCTTCTGGCATAGGAATATAAACTTCAGCACCTGGAATTAGATCTAAGCAACAGTTAGCAACATGTTCAAAGCTCACAGGAACTCCTGTGCCTAAATCGTATACTCCTTCTTTGTAATTGTTTAGAAAGTGATAGACTGTACGAGCAACATCTTCTACATAGATAAAGTCTCTAAAGTATTCTCCGCTGTTTTCGAATATGTTTATTGACTTTGTTTCAGTAAGTTGTTTGTGCCATTGGTACGGAGTACTTGCCATACGCCCTTTGTGATATTCGTTAGGGCCATAGACATTAAACAGTCTAAGAACAACACCGTTGATGATATCTTGTTCGCTGGCCAGTTTACTAAACGCATAATGATTTAATGGGCCGTTGCCGTTGCCGTATATTGCTGCCGAGCTTGCAAAGATAAATTTAGTGTCGGTCTCTGCACATAGGTTGTGCCATCTACGAGTACTGGCAACATTTGTTTCGTAGATACTGGCCCAATCTCGTTCCAGTGTAGAACTGTTAGCACCAAAGTGTATGACTGCGTCAAAGTCCTTTGGATCTAATACATATTCTTTTGTCGAGTATAATCCATTGTATTTTTTACCTATCAAGTTCTTATACTGATCTCCTGTAGGAAGATCATCAAACAGGTAAACATCAGTAATGCCTTGTCTGTTTAAGTATCCTAAGATAACGCTGCCAATAAACCCGCCTGCGCCTGTTAATGCTATCATTGTAATTCTCTCCATGTAGGTGCATACACACCCGAATGTTGTACTGTAATACTGGCTGCATGAATAGCGTAGGGAATAGCCTTAGCTATGTCTTGCTGTGTTAGATACTCTGTTACTAATGCTGCAAGGAATGTATCGCCTGCTCCTGTTACATCTGCTACTTCTACTACTGGTGCAGAAAACTCTAGTTCATGAAAAGGAACTCTTGCACCTTTTCTTCCCAGCGTAACAATGAGCCCTGTACATTCTGTTTTAATCTTGCTGTATTCGAGTTCGTTAATCTTTACCCATGCACCTTGCATACGGTCTAGATCTGTTTTCTTTGTGTCAACAAACACCGGAATCCTAGTAGCTATTGCTTCCTCGATAATGTCGTAGGAAACTGTACCTTTGTCGTAGTCACTGATAACAATAGCATCATAGACTTTAGGTATAGCAGTTTCAAATTCAATAGGCTGTGAAACAACATCGTTGTCTATTCTAACGATCTGTTGTTTGCTGCGAATGTCTACTAGTCTAGTCTTTGTGCTAGTCTCACCGTGTAGATAGTTTACACGACAGCCAAGGGCTTCTAGATTGCGAGCAACATTGCCTGCCATGCCCGGCTTGCGTTCTTCGTGATCAAACTTAAACACAGGCACAGGTGCTTCGGGACTGATTCGATCAACGGTACCGTATTGGTACACATCAACGCAATCATCCCCGATCAATAATACGTTGTATGATGTTGGTTGTTGAGTACTCATCTATTCTCTCAAAATATTCTATGCGTTTGGCATATTCGCTGCCTATCACAGTCTTGCCCTTCCAGTCACCGCCTACCATCATAACAGCAGGACGGAACTGTTTGACTAACATAGCAAGTTCTTCGTCGCTGTCAAATATCTGTACTTCATCTACAGCCTTTAGATTAGACAGCATTGCTCTACGTTCGCCTGCAGGATTAATAGGACGAGTTGGTCCTTTAAGTTCAGCTACACGCTCATCGCTGTCTATAGCCACTATCAAATAGTCACCCATACTGCGAGCAGTGTTTAATAATCTAACATGCCCGGAGTGCAGTATATCAAAAGTACCGTTTACAAATACAGTTGTCATGGCATTGATTCTACAAACGCTGCAAGATCATCAAACACTTTGGTTCTACGTTTGATATCTCTGTAGGTCCATTTGTTTAATTCTTTCTCTGTTTCTAGTCCGTAGCCTGTACGAACAAGAATTGGTTTAGCACCCATACGGATTGCTGCTTTAAGATCTTTAATCTTATCGCCTACATAGTATCCTTCTTTAAACTTAATGTCTGGGAACTCTTTCTCGCATCTTTTAAACATGCCGGTGTTAGGCTTAGCAAAAGGATCTTCCTTGCGACTGCTGGCACTATAGTATAATGCATCAATACTGAAACACCCTGCTGCTCCGAGTAGCTCAAACATATGTGTGTGCAAAGTCTCGACATCGGATTCGGTGTACAGTCCTTTTTCAATGCCGCCTTGGTCTGTGATAATTACAATCTTATAACCCTTGCGGCGAAGATCGCCTACTGCTTCTAGGCTACCAGGGATTGGTTCAAAGTCTTCTACCTTATAACAATATGTTCCTAGGTCTTTGTTTAGAACTCCGTCTCGATCTAAACCAATTACACACTTGGTTCTGAATTCGCCCCCACTCCAGGATATTTTAGGCTGTTGGTTTTGTGTTTCCACTTTGACTGTCTCCTGGGATTATTCTATAATTGTCTTCGACTGAGTCAGGTGTGCTAACTTCAAACACCATACTGTTTGGCTTCATAGCAATTAACTGATGCGGCATCATAGGAGGGTTTCTCCAAACATCACCGGGATTTAACTCCCGTTCATGATAGACTGCGGTCTTAGTATCACACCAGATAAGTTTAAACTGCCCTTCATTGATAAACCAAGTTTCGTCTTTGTCTTTGTGAAAGTGCATGCTGAACTTTGCACCAACCTTTTCAAATACCATGAGCTTGCCGCAGTATTTGTCGTTGGTGGCCCAGATTAATTCAAAGCCCCAACCTTTATCTACTTTGCCTTCTAATTGTGTCATTGTCTTTTCTCAATAATTTTATCCACTAGTCCGTAGTCTAGTGCTTCTTGTGCAGACATAAATGTGTCACGATCCATGTCGCGCTCAAATTCTGCATAAGTCTTACCTTTGCTGTTATGTTTAACATATAGCTCAGTGAGAATGGTTTTCATCTTGGTAATCTCTTGATATTGGATAGCAATATCACTTTGCATGCCGCGAGCACCGCCGCTTGGCTGATGGATCATGTGGCGAGCATAAGGTAACATAAACCGTTTGCCTGCTGCTCCTGCCTGTGCTAGAAACGATCCCATTGAGCAGGCCTGGCCCATAACAAAAGTTGATACATCGCATTTGATAAACTGCATGGTATCATAGATAGCCATTCCCGATGTAATAACACCGCCTGGACTATTGATAAACAAGCTGATCTCTTTATCTGGGTTTTCGCTTTCCAAAAACAACAGTTGTGCAACAACGGTGTTAGCCATATTGTCTTCTACAGGGCCGTTGAGCATAATGATACGTTCTTTTAACAATCGGCTGTAGATATCATAGGCACGTTCGCCTTTGCTCGTTGATTCTACTACCATTGGGATTAATGACATTCTAGTTCCTTTGTATGATAAAAAATTTAGTATACGCTAATTATTTGTCTAGGTCAACTATAATTATCATACAAGCCCATTGCTCTTCAAGTTATCTGAGTGTATACTTGTTTAGTTAAATACTTTTTTCATCATAGTTTAATGACCACTTTAATACTTAATGCAGACATGGGCCCAATCAGCCTTCTACCACTTTCAGTTGTAGATTGGCAGGAGGCCATACGATACCTTGTTTTGGACAAAGTTGTGGTATTGGAATGGTATGACGATTGGATCGTACGATCGGAAAGTTGGAGTACTCGTGTTCCTGCTGTAATCATGCTTAAAGAATATCAACGTCCTAAACAACATGCTCGTTTAACTAAGCGTAACATATTCTTGCGAGATCTTTACATTTGCCAGTACTGCGGTATTAATTGCAAAAACGATTCAGAAGCAACACTTGATCATGTTGTGCCTTTGAGTAAGGGCGGATATAGCAATTGGACCAACTTGTCTACTGCTTGTAAGCCTTGTAATTATAAAAAAGCAGATAAAACTAAAATGAAGCCAAAACAGATGCCTCATAAACCCGATTACTGGGAGCTTGCTGAAAAGCGTCGACACCTTGGATTTCATTATAGTCATCCTAGCTGGGCAAGCTACCTAGATCGATAATGGTTGACAGGATCTAGTGATCCTGTTATACTTTACACATTATTAAACTTTAGAAAGTAAAACATGGCTTTTCAATTCACTTACGAAGATGTAACTAAAAAACCAAATCCAATGGTTAAGATTAATCCTCTTGCCCGCGGTACTGGCAAAATGGTTAGCTTGCAAGATCGAGTTGACTCTCTCAACAAGAGTGCAGCATGGAAGAAAACTATTAAGGCATGGAAAGAACAAGGTAAAACTTTTGATCTATCCCGTATGCCAAAAGTAGGAATGCGAAAGTTAGGGTTGCTTTGGATTGCTGAGGACATTCAGCGCCAACTTGATGAGAAGCACTGTGCTAACAAAATTGCCAATCCAGCAGTATTTGATCCTGCACTGTTGCAAACAATTCAATGTATCCTAACGTCTAATGATCAAATGATCAGTATTGACGGACAGCATACTAGTTCTACTATCGCTGCTTTGATTGAAGCAGAACTTATTCCTAACAACACAGATTGGCGCGAGTTTGAGTTTCCTTTCCAATGGATTGAAACAGATAATCTGGCCTATGCTCGTCGAGCATTCGGTGTGTTGAATGGTAAAGGTAAAAAGAAACAAAGCCAATATCAACAACTGCGGAATGCTGTGTTTATTGTTCGCATCGACAATGATTTGTCAGACGAAGAAGAAGTTGCTATTGAACGTAAGGTATCGATCGCTGAAAAGAACAACTGCTTTCCTGTAGAGGAAGACAGCGACCTGTTGAAGTATCCAGGTACGTTTTCAAACGTGAGTACGTTTAAAAGCCTGAACGATGACGAGATCCAAACAGCATGCGGTTGGCATAACAAATACTTTCATTATGAAGGTGTTCATGTCAGTTTGTACTTTATCTTCCGTGACCTGTGTCGCGAGTTTAATGGGGCTAAACTTAAAATTACACCTAAGCTACAAGAAGAGCTAGCGGCATTGGTACAGAATCTGTTTGGTAACTTGTCACAGTTCCAAGAGTCAGTTACTGAAGCACATCGCCGCTGGCACGAAAAGCGTTATGCCTATAAGGGTGTGTGGAACGACGATGCGTATGCCTGTGCATTGATTCAACTTTACCAAAAGTTTGGCGGAACAGAAAAAGTTGCACCTACATTGGTTGATCGATTCGATGACTTGATTGAGTTCTTTGACGCTGACATTATGGCGTTGGCAGGACAGACTGTAGAGGCATAATGTACTACTTCTACATTATTGTATCAGCGTTCGGTCGAATAGGGTTTGGCATTGCTCAAGATCCTAAAGAACGAAACAAACAATATTGCTCACACAGCGGCGGCGTGGTTAACTTTGTTCGACTTTATGGAGGACAGCGTACCCATGCCAAAGCTCTTGAGCGTACAATTAAAACACAGTACATTGATAATATTTGGAAAATCGAAGAGTGGGAAACAGAATGGCTCAATGAGTCTATCACCGTTGATGAATTCCAAAGCTATGTTGATCAAATGATTGCCGAACGGCATTTTAAATTAAAACTTGTTAAACAAGATTTTAACTTTCAGCAAGACCTATAAGGAAATATAATGGAACCTTGTAATGTATTTGAACATGTAATTTGGAAGGGTCACTACGACGGAGATCTTACTGGTCTCAAAAATCGATCATTGCAAATATTAACTACCAGCGACAAACTAAACGCAGGGCTTGAAAGAGACGGCGGACGTAGTTCATCTAGTGATCCGGATGCACCACATAAATGGCAGGAAACAGCAGAATTTATCAACTGGTTAATTGAACCTGTGTATAATATTCTTCCACATTGGAACTATTTTGGAGAGCATGTACAGTTTGGATCTAGTTGGGTGAACATTCACCCAACCGGTGCTTGGACCGACGAACATCAACACGGAAGTGTTCCGTTAGTTGTTGTCTTGTACATCGAGCAGCCCGAAGGCGGAGGCAACTTGGAAATATTTGATCCGTTGTTCTATAATTGGAGCGGTGGGTCTGGTAGAACACCAAATTCGTGGCGGCAGATCCCTGTCCAAACTGGGGACGTTGTTATATTTCCAGGATGGGTCTTACATCGTACTCAAAAGAATACCAGCGATCAAGATCGAATTGTTGCTAGTTTTAATATAAAGACTTCTTAAATGTTAGTCATAAAAAAAGCACCCTAGGGTGCTTTTTAACGACGTTTTTTAACAGCTCGTTTTGCTGCTCGGGCTACAACACTTTTGGTTGCTCGCCATCCTTTCTTTCTTGCCATTTTACTTTCTCTTACGAAGTTGGCGACGGACAGCTGCCTTCATACTACCATTTTTTGCACGATATGCCATAGTGTTCTCCTTTTAAATGAACAAGTTCAGTATACTATTTATAAGAACACTTGTCAACCACAAATTCTCTTGACCTTTCAGCCGTTCGATGCTATAATATACACATATTAATAAAAGAGGCCATTATGCGTACACAACCTGAAATTATTATTCAACGGCTAGAAGCTGACAACAGTCGACTGGCAAAAGAAGCTATTCTAGCAGAAGCAATGGAAGAAGGACTCGATGAGTTCTTTGAAGGTGTTCGTATGTGTTTGGATAAACTCTACGTGTTTGGAGTCAAGCAGGTACCCATTAAAGAATCAGCAGGCGGACAGGGCCTTAGCTGGGATAACTTTAAAGAGCTAGCAGACAGCCTGTACCGTAGAAGGATCACAGGACATGATGCCCGTGATGCTATCAAGCTAGCAATGGATGTTGCTACTCAAACACAATGGAACGACTTTTACCGTCGTATCCTTATCAAAGACCTGCGATGTGGTGTTAGCGAAAAGACCGTAAACACTGTGTCTAAAAAAGCTAAAAAAGCACAGTACGCGGTTCCTGTATTTGAATGTATGTTGGCGCATGATGGTGCCAATCATGAAAAGAAAGTAGCTGGCAAGAAGCTGTTGGAAAAGAAGCTGGATGGTGTGCGCTGTCTCACAGTTGTAGACTACGAAGCACGTACTGTTACCATGTACACACGTAATGGCAAAGAGCTAGTGAATTTTCCACATATTGTCAAAGCCTTTGAAGACAATATGGATAACTTTGCTCGTAGCTACGTGTTTGACGGTGAAGTAATGAGCAACAGTTTTCAAGAGTTAATGAAGCAGGTGCATCGCAAAGACAACGTAGAGTCAGCTGATGCAGTGCTTAACCTGTTTGACATTGTCCCACTTGTAGAGTTCAAAGCTGGCAAGAGTGTGATGGGACAACGTCGACGTTCAAACTTTCTCAAAGCTAACTTTAGCAAGATCTTTGCGGATGCGGGCTGTATTACCATTGTGCCACAGATTGAAGTGGATCTTGATACACTGGTAGGTGAAGTAGAGTTTCAGGACTTTAACAAGCAAATGGTTGAAGAAGGCTATGAAGGCATCATGATCAAGGACGTGGATGCGCCCTATGAGTGCAAACGTAGTGTCAGCTGGTTAAAACAAAAGCCCTTTATTGAAGTAAGCCTAGCTGTAACAGCAGTAGAAGAAGGAACAGGACGTAATGAAAACAAACTCGGAGCCCTTGTGTGCGAAGGCACAGACGACGGCAAAGCTATCACAGTCAATGTGGGCAGTGGTTTTAGTGACATTAATCGAGATGAGTTTTGGGTTGCTCGTGATACTCTGCCTGGGCAACTTGTTGAAGTCCGTGCTGATGCTATAACACAGAATCAAGACGGCACCTACAGCCTACGCTTTCCACGCTTTCTACGATTCCGTGGCTTTAGAAAGGGTGAGAAGATATGAAAGAGGTCTTAGGATGGTTAGCTTGGGTATGGCGTAATTGGGAGCCTTGGCAAAAGCTATGGATGGTAGGGGCAGCTTTTGCAGGAGCAGCAATTTCTGCTCCGGAGCCGTACAAACCCTATCTGTTAGCTGTACCCATCACAATCTTTTTTGTGTTTACATTTAAATGGGCAGTGTGGGATGGATTTCAAGCCAGTTGGACTAAGTATAAAGCTCATCGCAATCAACTATTAACAACTATTAAAAACTCGGACGGTGGAACTGTTTAATGAATGAAAATGAAAACCTAGAATACAACAACGCAGAAGAAGCTGAAGTAGCACAGATCAACAGCTTAATTGCCAATCAGAATGCTGTGAATCATGTGCGTCAGCAGCTATTGAGAGAAGCACAAGAGCCCAGTGCAGAAGAGTGTGAACAGTGTGGGGAAGAGATTCCCGAAGCACGTCGAGTAGCTGTGCCCGGGGTCAAGTACTGTATTTTCTGTAAGGCCAAGCGCGAACGCACTTTAGCACACGGTTAAGCCATCCAGCTCTTGACTGTTTGTTCTGCACTGAGGTCACAGGCCCAGTGCCATAGATCCTCAACATCAACGTCAAATAGTACACCCGGGCCCGGAGCTCGGGCCACTAGCCAACTGCCTGCTTTAGACCAGGGCTGGTCCCCTTCTAGCTCTGCGTCTAACTGTCCAGGACTCCAACTGCTGAGTCCCACGTAGAATCTATTGTGATGCGGGTGGCCTTGGGCTCGCATGTCTCCGAACATAGCTGTGCTTGAGCTTACTGCCCAATCCGAACCCACGCCCATTGTGTTGTTGCAACTCCACTCTGAACTGTGCAGCATCCAAAGGGTTGACGTAGCTGTGGGGCCACCCCAGTACAGGGCTTGATCGGGCTGTACTTCTGCACCCAGGCCTTCAAGTAGATCGTTAACTGTGGTATCCCCTGCGGGTTTGTTTAGGCATATAGCCTGTGTGCCGTTTAGGCCGTGATAGGTTATCAGTAGTACTGTGTTGCGAAATCTAGCGTCAGTCATTGCAGGTGGCGCTATTAATAGATCACCCGTTTGAAACATGTCAGCTCCAGTCTGGGAGTGGGCCGCCATATTTTTTGCCCTTGATCTTTTTGCCACGTACTTTAACACGATCACTGCCTACCTTGTGGCTCTTGCCGCCCTCACGTGATCTGTAGCCCTGGCTTTTGCATGAACTAAGATTGCTAGCACCCAAAGCTGAGTCTGGCTTACCGCTTGTGCAAAGAGCTCTGGAAGCGGGCTCTTCATCAATGTCTCTGTTAACAACTTCAAATATTCTCATGCTAATTTTGCTCCAATCATGATACAGGCTACTAGAGCGTTTTTAACATCCATATCATCTGCTTCTGCATTCAGTTCGTCACTGTAAGCTAGATCCTGCATGAGAGCCTGAAACTCTTCCATGCTGATCTCACCTGCTTGTGCTAGACTGGTAATTTCCATAGCAGTTCGAGCACGACTTTCTGCCCAAGGGCGACCACATGTTGATAACCATTGTAAATCCATTACCATCTCCCTAGTATAACAGCAGCGGCACGTTGACTCTGTTGCTGTAGTATCTGCTTTTTAATGCCGCAGTAAGCAGGACTGCCTTCACCACGAGCTCGCCATTCTGCCACTGTTTTAGTCATAGGCTCTGTTACTCGTAGAACATCTTTCTGTAGTGACCCTTTGCTTTCCGAATACAATCTAAACCACTCCAGCTCTCGAGCAATGGCCTGTGACTGCGGCAGTTGCGGCTGGCTGCAATCAATTTGCTCTACCCTAGATCGAACATCTATGATGCTACGGCTTTGATTATCGTCCCAGAAAGAGGGAACCCAGTTCTGTACAGAAGCACAGCCTGTGAGTAATAACACGGTGAATAATGTGACTAGTTTGTTCATATACATATTTACTCAATAGAGTATTTAAACAGTTTTTTTCATAAGAGCCAAGAAAACGCCCACCGAAGTGGGCTGTATAAATTGCTGTGTGTGATCAATCAAATGCGATGGTAGCACCACGGAAGCGGCCGTTATACACAGTATAATTAACTCCCAATTCTGGATGTGCTTGTAAAATAGCAGTTAAAGTTGAGTTGAAACCTTGATCGCCTTTAACTTCAGCGCCAACATATGGCACACTGCTGTGACGTACTTTAATAACCAATGTGCCGTAGTCTGCTCGAACTATGTCTTCAACTTCACAGTAAGTCTGTATACACTCTACAATGGCCTTATAGTTAACGCTGTCACTGGTGGTCAGCGTGGGCTCAGTGGTCCAAGCGTCTTCGCCGCCTTCCCAATTTAGGTTGCTGTTTTCCACTCGCAGCCAAGTGGATTCTGGACCACTGGTATCAAATTGCGTAAGTACTTTGCGACTGTTAGCGCCTATTGCTGAGTATAAGTCTGACATAGAATCTCCGTTTCTCTATTAGTCTATTTAGCTGGCATGAGTCCCTGCAGCTCGAAGAGCTGCGCAGCAGCGCAAAAATTTTCAGGGTCTATATATAGCTCTTAGATTCACAAATTCTCAGTCCACTGTCCCGTAACAGCACAAGAGAAATCAAACGGGCGGGCACATAAAAGTCTATAGAGCCTGCTGCTCCACTGTGACAGCCACCGCCCTGATCACGTATAGACTGCCATATCAGTTCCGGATCTACAGTACAGTAATAGGGATCGTAGCGTACACAGTACACAGTAATAAGATCGTTAAACACAGCCAGCTCCCGGGTTATAACTGTAGTTATCTACTGAGCTATAAATATCCACATGCAGACTGTATATTATCTCACACATAAAGACACAGGGCGCCGTCTTAAATGGTACCGGACGCTGACTGGTGCTCGCATAGCACAACGTAATCGTAATCACAGACTGGGTTTCCAAACTCGTGTAAAGCGTATAGTAACAGAAACCACTGAAAGTGAGTTATGCACTACTACAGATAATCTAGTGTTAACTGCAACTTACATTATAGTAGAAGATACCCTAGACAGCGCATTAGACAGTATAGTAGATCACACATAAGGAAAACACAATGATATTGGAAATATTCTTGTATGGCTTTATATCAGCATTTGGTTGGTGGACTAGTACGCATTACATAATAGAACCTTACTTTCCGCCTAAAATCGAGGATAAGAAAATAAATGGATAACAGATCAACAGCATTAGTTATAAGCATAATCATAGTGTGTGCATATTGGGCAGGCTATGCATTGGGAGTCTGTTAATGCGTGTAGAACTACCTGCGATAACAACAGCAGTTACTACTAGTGTAAAGCAAGTGGGCGATCGTATAGAAACTGCTCGTACACAATGGGTAGATCGTGCGGGTAAAGTAGAGCAACAGACCAGCTACTACTATTACGAAGTCTACAATCGGACTGGGAACATAGTGGCCAGCAGCTCAGCCGCAGATGTGGGTAAACAGCTAGATCAAATGGCATAATGTGTATTAAAGTGTGGGTATAGTGTAGGCCCCGCTGCAAGAGTTTGTGTATAGTGTGCGTATAGTAGAATTAGAGTAGGGAGTGGGAATCAGGTTGGCACCATTCTAACTATGCCTCATAAGCCATTGGTCAAGAAAGTGTGAAAAAGTGCAAAATTGTGTGAAATCTGCACTCAAACGATTCATATGGCCATATTTACAGGTGTCTATACGCTGGCCCCAAGTGGTTTTCACTGTAGATTCTACTATATGATCACAGTGTAACAGCAGCGACTAAGTGACTGTGTTCACTGTGTAACCACACTAGGCCCCGCTGCGTGGTTATGCATATATAGTGAATACAGGATTCTTCTACTATGAGATCTACACTATACGCTATATGTGATGACTTACTGCTATACACTGTGTTACTAGTGTGTACATGTGTGTGTGCGTTTGGTTCTGGGCTGATTATTGGCTTGATCTGGGTGTGGGCAGTGTAGGCCCCGCTGCGTGGTATTTACAAATAGGCCAAAATATCTATTGACAGAACTCCTGTTGTGTTATATAATATACACATGCTTAAAAAGAAGCTGTTAAGTAGGAGCCGAGACAGTATGACATTACCAGATGAACGCTACCGTAGTGTAAAGTACGCAGCAGAGTTTTTATCACGACTAGCGGGTGGGGAATATCCCCGTGTGCCCAAGGCAGTTCGTGAGGAAGCTCGCAGCATACTACGACACTATCCTAGTCAATGGGATATGCAGCGTACAGCACGTATGGCCCCGGACGTGTTTCAAGAAAGAATGGAAGATCTACATCGTTTTGTAGCTGCTGGAATTGCTGCTGCTGACGATCTAGAAGGTCAAGAACTTCTGCGGGGATATAGAGAAACATAAAGAATTCGCGACTGTGGTGAAATAGGTAGACACAAGAGACTTAAAATCTCTCGCTTACGGGCATCCCGGTTCGATTCCGGGCAGTCGCACCAAGTTTAGGGCCCTTAGCTCATGTTGGTTAGAGCAGTGGACTCATAATCCATTGGTGCCGTGTTCGACTCACGGGGGGCCCACCATCTGACGGTAGCTCAACTGGATAGAGCAACAGCCTTCTAAGCTGTAGGTCGGGGGTTCGAGTCCCTCCAGTCAGGCCATTTTGCTGCTGCGCTGCTGTTTACAGTGTGCAGCAGCACGTTCATGACAGTGCCTTGACATTTTCTTTCAAAATCACGTGGTTATCTCCAATCTGTGGCTTTTGGGCCGCACACCTGTGGCATTTTGGACACGGATCGGAAAGACCCTACAGCGCGGCCGGGTATAGATCGATTGGTTGACAGATTGGACGATTGGCCGTATAATATACACATGAACTTAGAAAAGCCCATCCGTAAAAAGCGTGTCGACCGTAATCATATCATTTATGAGCTACGTGTCAACGGCCAAAACTACATTGGCGTCACAGCTAAGACAGAGAGCACTATTAATAAGAGCGTTCTTGCTCGTGCCGCGAAACACTTCTATCGTGCCAAAAAAGAGAACAAGGCATGGCTGCTTTGTGCCGCACTGCGCACTCTCAACGACAAGAGCGAGATCGAAGTACTAGTACACGAAGTGGTTCGCGGTAAAGCGGCTGCTCACAAGCGTGAAGTAGAGCTTCGTCGTATACTAGCCCCAACACTTAACACTGACACAAGAGGAGATTGATATGGATATTAGAACAGCGGTAGAGAAGGTCAGCAGCCTAGCAGAGCAGAATGGTATGCCTGTGCTAGAGCAGCTCATGGACATGCAGGCCAACTTGGACATGTACTCTGAAGACAGTCAGGCTGCTTATCACGTGTTCATGGCTGCTGGCCGTAAGATGTTTGCGCCGGTTGACAGTTTTCAAGACTGACAGTACAATAGACACTTACACTAACAAACATAGGAGCGAACTATGACAGCACTAGAAAACTTTATAGATCAAAAGAATCACTGGAATTCATTCTTTAAAGGCCCCCAGTTTGAGATAGCTACACAGGCAGGACGCCAACGTGTAGCAGACATGATCGACTCAGCCCTTAGCCCAGAGAACTTGACCTGCGATGGTGAGCTGACTCGTGCAGAAGTACAGCGCCGCTATAAGGCGCTGACCACAGCGGCTCGACAGTTAAAGAAGCTGGACCCTGCGGTTACCTTTTACGAATACTCAGAGGAGATCTAATATGCGCTATTGGGACACACTGCTGCAAGAAACTCGCGGCGACTTTGAAGTCATTGTAGACAAGAGCTGGGAAGATTGCAGCATCCGCGATCTCTTTGACGACACCTGCTACGACATCAAGGAGATGGAAGACAAGGTCAACCGTGGCGATTTGGATTGGTTCATGCTCAGGGCCCGTGTATTTGTAGAAGGGCTCGAGTTGGGCGATGCAATTGTAGGCGGGTTCTTGTACGAAGATGCACGTGAAACGCTGCGTGATGGTACAGCTGAAGACTTGATCTGGCAGGCAATGGATGAAGCCAAGAAGCAGATCTACCCACTCTATAAGAAGTTTGCTGCTATCAACGAAGAACTAGAGCGTGAAGGAGTTGCTGCATGATCACAGCTGAACAATTGACAACCCTGTCAACGTTTACACCTGCTGCACTTACTAGGGCCGTGGCCAACGAGGACTATGCATTCACGGGCAGCAAGTTCCTAGGGATCACAAACGGTGGTGAGTTCTGTTATTTGTGTACCTTTCCAGTCAAGGGCGGCACGGACAGCACCAAGGTGTTCCTTAAGTATAACCATGCTGCTGGTAGTGTTAATGCCACAGTAGGTTGACAGTTTGGCGACATGCTGCTATAATAGACACATACACTAACAACACAGGAGCGAAAGATGGCTACAAGAAGCACTATTGCGTTGGAATACGCAGACGGTACAGTTGGACAGGTATACTGCCACTGGGACGGTTACATTGCACACAATGGCAAGATCTTGTTTGAAAACTACGTTGATCCGTTTAAGACACGTGAGCTGCTTGATCAAGGCGACATTAGCTCGTTGGGTACTGTGGTAGGCGAGAAGCACGACTTTAGCCGTTTGGACACGCAGATGCCTGCAGAAGAGTACGAGCGCCTGTACGGACACATGACCACATTCTACGGACGTGATCGCGGCGAGTCGGGCACTCAGCAGAAGATGTTCACAGACTTTCAGGACTACATGGTGCGCTTCCAGCATGAGGAATATGCCTACATCTTGCGCAAAGACGGCAACTGGTACGTGAAGTGCTATTCAGAGGACTTCAAGTTGCTGAAAGACGCTATTGAGATGGAAGTTGCTGAGGAAGCTGCTTAACCCTACGGGGTTTAGGGTTATAGCAAATACCAGTTGACAAGAACAACGAACTGCGCTATAATAGACACTTACACTAACAAACATGGAGCGAAACATGCATATTACATTTAACGAAGGTTGGTACAATATTAGAGGCAATGCTGTCAATGTTGGCGGTATGACTTTTGAGCTTGTTGAGGACTTTAAAGTTGGCAAGGGCGGCGAAGGCTATGTTACTGTTAACGGTGCTAGTCAGCCAGGGTTCCCTGAGCGCAACATTCGAGTCAAGTGCCGTCAAGGCGACTATAGTGCCACAGGTGCTTCTATTAATACACAACCAGAAGGAATGACAATGCTTCATGCGCTTAAAGCTAGCCCAAAAGGTGCAATTGTGACTGACATGAGTCAGATCAAAGTGAGTGACTCTGTTGTAGCACACGAGACTGATGAAGAGATCATCGATCGCACTAAGGCTCGTTTCGAAGTACTTCGCGAGATGACTAAGGCTGTTAAGGGCGGTGACGTTCGTGCAATGATTGTGACAGGCCCTCCAGGTGTTGGTAAATCGTTTGGTGTTGAAGAAGTACTCAGCAAGGACGACTTGTTCAATACGCTAGGCGAGCGAAAGCCAAAGTACGAGATCGTTAAGGGTGCTATGAGTGCCATTGGCTTGTATAGCAAGCTCTATCAGTACAGTGACAGCAAGAGCATCTTGGTGTTTGATGACTGTGACAGCATCTTGTTGGACGATGTATCGTTGAACATCTTGAAAGCGGCTTTGGACAGTTCTAAGAAGCGTACTATCAGCTGGAACACTGACTCACGCATCTTGCGTTCAGAAGGTATCCCAGACAAGTTTGAGTTCAAGGGCGGTGCTATCTTTATCACTAACTTGAAGTTCGAGAATGTGCGTAGCAAGAAGCTTCAGGATCACTTGAGCGCCTTAGAGTCACGCTGTCACTATATTGATCTGCGTATGGATTCAGAGCGTGAGAAGGTTCTGCGCATTGAGCAGATCGTGTTCAGTCCAGAAGCAGGACAGAACGGTATGTTGGATGACTACGAGATCAGCGACATTGCTAAACACGAAGTGGTTGACTTTATCAAAGACAATCGTGTTAACATGCGTGAGATCAGCTTGCGTACTGTATTGAAAGTCGCAGACTTGCGCAAGAGCTTCCCAACTAACTGGAAAGCAATGGCAGAAGTCACTGTTATGCGAAAGGGTTAATATGACAGGGTGCCAATACATTGGCCCTGAGCAGACTCAGGGACCATTTACAATGTGCGGTCATAAGCATCTTTGGCCCGGAAGGGCTTACTGTGAAGAGCACGTATGGCTGGTGTACCAGAAGAACAGTTCTACAGGTACAGTGAGAAAGAACAAGGTCATCGAGAAAGAGATGGCCGAACTAAAACGTCTTGAGGAGATGGCAGACTATGAGTAAGATCTTGATTGTGGTATTGGTTGCGGTTCTGTTTGTTGCAGGGCCCTTGTTGGTAATTTGGAGTTTGAATGTACTGTTCCCTGCATTGGCTATTCCTTACACAATGACCACGTGGGTTGCTGCGTTGATCCTAGGTGTTACTGTTGGCCCAAGGGTTCGGGTTAACAAAGGGTAAAATGGTTAAATCAGTAGTTGACCTTAGAAGTACAGGGTGCTATACTTTAACAATGCTGAAGAACAAATGATCAGCTATTATAAAAGGAAACTTAAAATGAAGAGATTCAATCCAGAAACTAAAACCTATAAGGTATTCTCCGCTCTGTATAATGGCGAGACCCTTACAGCAGCTCAAGCTTCAAAGCGTTTTGGCGTTAAGAACTTGGCAGCTGAAGCATCACGCATTCGCCAGTCTGGCTATGCTGTCTATGCTAATTCACGCAAAGCCGCAAACGGTGTTCAGGTAACTGAGTATCAGTTGGGCAAGCCATCACGTGAAATCGTTGCTCTAGGCTATATGGCCAAGAGCTTGGGCATGTCTATTGCCTAAGTAGTTTTTCAAACAGGCAAGCCGATTCGCTCCCGGGGCGCTAGTTTGGGGTGTTGTAGAAATACAACACCTTTTCTTTTGGCCGGCACTCCAGCTGGTTGACAGATTGGATACATAGTGTTATAATTGACACATACTAAGGAGAGCGAATGTTTACAGCAGATCAAGTATGGGGCCTGGCAGTTGCCGCTGATCGTATCAACGGTGGCTACTTCAAAGAGGATGTCTACGTTATGGAGAATCAATGCCATAAGCGTATCACACAGGCCAACAAGCTCATGGTCAAAGAGTGGCTCCGTAACGGTGCAGTCACCGAGGCCACAGAAGCAGATGTTGAACGTGGCCGTGAGGTGAGACACTACTTCAACGGGTTCTTGCTCAAACAGATCTCGGGCAAGATCAACGACTTCGAGCAACAGGCTCTGCGTATTGCACAGATGGACGAGTTCACGGGCAAGAACCTATTAGAGTTCGCCATCATAAGCTGCTTACCTGCTGCCATGTTGCGTGAGCAAAGCCGTAAGGAGCTAGACAGCGAGATCCGTAGCTCCACTCAGCTCACAGGCACTGTAGGCGATACTGTACAGGGCGACATCGAAGTGGTTAGATGCATCTTCTCACAAGAGTACAGTAAGTTCAAAGTCACTGCTAAACTGGTTGACAGTTTCGTTGATTTCTGGTATAATAACAGCATGAAGACAGGAGATGTTGTGAGGATTAAAGCTAAGATTAAAAGCATCCGTGGCAATAATACAACACAACTGAATTATGTAAAAAAGATTGGTTGACAGCATTACGGAGTGATGCTACAATACTAATACTGGGAAAACAAGTTAGTTATAAACGAAAGGGTCTTATATGTCAGCAGATATCAGCGTTCGCCAAGTTGGTCCAAAAGCGGCCAAACGAGCAATCCGTAAAGCGATTCAAACTCGCCGTCCAGCATTCCTCTGGGGTCCTCCCGGTATTGGTAAGTCAGACATCGTCAAGCAGATTGGTGTTGAAGCCAATCGCGAAGTCATTGACGTTCGCCTAGCCCTGTGGGAACCTACAGACATTAAGGGTATCCCTTATTACAATGCCGAGCAAGGCAAGATGGTTTGGGCTCCCCCTGCAGAACTTCCGCTGGACCCAGAGTCCACTGCAATCATCTTCTTGGACGAGTTGAACTCTGCTCCTCCAGGCGTTCAGGCCGCGGCCTATCAGTTGGTGCTGAACCGTCGTGTTGGTACCTATGTATTGCCTAAGGGTGTAGACATTATCGCGGCTGGTAACCGTGACGGTGACAAGGGTGTGACATTCCGTATGCCTAGTCCGTTGGCTAACCGCTTCATTCACTTGGAAGCAAAGGTAGACTTTGATGACTACCAAGAGTGGGCTACTGCCAATCGTATCCACCCTGATGTGGTAGGCTACTTGAGCTTTGCCAAGCAGGACCTGTACGACTTCGATCCAAAGAGTGCCTCTAAGGCGTTTGCTACTCCTCGCTCATGGTGCTTTGTCAGTGACTTGTTGGATGACGACGACACTGACAACGATACCCTGCACAACCTGATCGCTGGTGCGGTTGGTGATGGCTTGAGTGTTAAGTTTATGGCACACCGTAAGATTGCAGGCAAATTGCCTACACCTGACGAAGTGTTGGATGGCAAGGTTAAGGATCTTAAGATCAAAGAAGTGTCAGCGATGTATTCATTGACAACTTCAATGTGCTATGAGCTTCGTGACCGTGCTGAGAAGAAAGTTAAAGGCTGGGACGATATGGCTGACAACTTCTTCCGCTACATGATGGACAATTTCTCTACAGAGGTTGTGGTTATGGGTGCTAAGACAGCATTGACGAATTATAACTTGCCACTGGATGCAACGAAGATGAAGAGCTTCGATGAGTTCCACAAGCGTTTTGGCAAGTATGTTTTGAGTGCCATGGAGAATTAAGACCTCGCCATAGCAGGGGCGGAGAGCTTCTCAGAGCTTGTCCGCCCACCTTTTTTGGTTGACAGGTGTGTAAATAGATGCTATAATATACACATACTAAGGAGA